TTAGCCTTATGTGTTCTACTAACTACAAAATTAATATCATAAATAGAAGTAGTACCTGTAATACCTTTTATTTTAAATTGTCCTCCATTTGCTACAAAAGTATCTAAAGTATAAAAACCTATTGATGTAGATATTTTTCTTGCGTTTGCACTTCCTGTACCTCTTGGAAAATCAAAAGTATCACTGAAAATAACACCTTGTAAACCTCCTATATCTAATTGAATTTCAAATAAACCATTATTATTATTAGTATAAGCTGTAAAATCAACTCTAATAATATAAAAATCACCACTATTTTCTGGAGTTATTTTTGTAGTACTTTCATCGTAAAAACTTGTAACACCATAAGGTAATTGACTTGTAATAGTACTACCAGCATTATTAGGTAGATTTACAGTAGCGCCACTTGTAATACTTAAAACATTAGAACTTGTATAAACATTATCTTTATATTGTGCCCATCCTGTTTGCCTTTCTCTTTCTTTTATAGCGTCTACTATCGTGTTTAATTCGACTGCTGTTAAAGTATCTCCTGTGCTTTTTGCTGGTATGTTTATTAATGCCATAATTTATGATAATTGAAAGTCAAAAGTATAAGGAAACGCATCACCACCAATAGGAGGTATTATATTAGCATCTTTTACACTTTCTCTTTTTAATGTTATTTGTATTTCTCTATCTTCAAAACCTACGTTTATAGGTGTTCCTTGTATAATCCACTTATAACCTCTATATTTAAAATATTGGTTTAAACTATTATACGTTATATCGTTTCTTTTTCTTAGTGTTAATATAATAGTATCATTTGTATCAGTAATACCAAAATCTGTACTTCTACTTAAACTATTAGACGTTCTTATATTTGCCCAAGTTCTCGTAATTAAAGTTTCTGTAACTACATTACCTCCATATTGGTTTTGACTTGGTGCTGTTTGCCATAATTCTACTCTTTTATTGTACTTTCTTGCTCTCACTATATGATAAATCTTTTATTTTGTGAAATCATAATTTGTATCCATTGAGGAAAATTACTAACACTTACTTTATCTGTTTCAGCCTCATAATACATATATTTAAGCATATATAAAGCTGTTTCTACTATATCTGCTGGTACATCATTAGCATCAGCATAACCTACGTTTAAAGTTAGCTTAGTAACATCACTATCATTAGTTGAATAAATAGAATATAACTTTTTTTCTGTAACATCAGCATCAGATGGAGTAATTAAAGTGTTTATAGGATAATCATATACGTATACACAATAATCTTCAAAATAATACTCTTTAGAACGAGCATAAACTAAAATATTAGTAGCTTGTTCTATCATTCTTAAAGATGCTTTAATCATAGATGTAATACGTGCATCATCTTCTGTTAAAGTATCATCAACCCTTAAATAGTTCTTAGCATCTGCTAAAGATATTACATCTAAATACGACATTATTTTTTAGTTTTCTTAACTACTACTTTTTTAACTAAACCCTCTTTTATTAATCTTGCGTTATCTTTACCAAAATCAACTTTATCACCTACTTTATAAGTCTTTTTATCTGATAACTTATAAAATCCTTTTATTACTTCTACCATTTCTATAAATTTAATCTATAACAAATATAATAAAAAAAGCCTTGCAAATTAATACAAGGCTTTTAAATTATTTAATCAACTACTATACAGCAGTAAAATCTCCGTAAACTAATGCTAAAGGTTGCTCAACAGCTAAAGCAACTTGCGCCTCAATTCTTGCTGTGATATTGTTTTTAACAAAGTTAGTACCCTCAACATCTGAAAACTCTAAAGAAAGACCCTCAGTATTGATTTTATTAACTCTACTCCAATCACCTACATAGTATTTGTTAGCTGGTAACCAAGTAGCTTTTAATACTTGTACTCCAGCAACTCTTAATACTCCATTTTCATAAGTAACAGCACTTTCTAAATCTTGCTTTGAAGTCTTTAAGATATCCATATAATCAGATGGTCTTACTACAATACCATTAGTATCATAATCAGCATCTTCTAATTTTGCTATCTCATTCATTAACATTTTAGACTTAGAACTACCTGTAATTATTTCAGTAGATGCAGTTGCATCAGATGCTAAAACAGCTTGAAAAGATGCGTTTTCAGCCTTAAAGTAATCACGTCTTAATAACATTGGAATAGCAGAAGTTATATAAGATAAGTTGTTTCTCATCTTTTTACTATAACGTGCAAAACCAGCTATAAAGTCAGTTGTTACATCAATAGCTGTAAAGTCATAATCTCTTTGGTTTTTAGTACTACCCTCAGTTTGAGCGCCAATACTACCCTCTCCAGCACCCTCAACAGTATATGTATAAGTACCACCAGAAATATTTACGTTACCAACTAAATCAGCAACATTTACTTTTTGTGCTGGGAATTTAACGATATCAAAATTATAATCTTTTGGCTCATCACCTGTTAAGTTAGCAGTAGACATATCACCTACAACTTTAACCTCTACTGTTTGGTTGTTTCTTAATTTAGAGATTGTTTCTCCATTTTCTTTAATAGCAGATTTAATAGCGTCTTTTGTTTTAGATGCTTTTTCTTCTATTGCTTTCTCTTGTAATTTCACGTCTAATTTATCAGCGTGTTCTTGTACTAATTTTAACTTAGCTTCTAATTCATCTTGAACAGATTTTACTTCTGTTTTGATTGCTTCATTAAATTTAGCTTCAAAGGCTTTTACCTCTGATTTTACTTGTTCTAAAGACTTACCCTCTAATTTTGTAGCAAGTTCTTGTAATTGTTCTTTTAACTCCATTATTTTAATGTGTTTATAAAATTATTAATTGTTTCTATTGTTTTAGTGTCCTCTATATTCGGCTCAACAGTTAACGGAGTGTCTTTTAACGGCTCTTTCTTGTCAAGTGATTTAACACCTAAATTATATGCTTGTTTTTGTAATTGCTTTAATGCTATTTCTAACAAAGTAAAAGTTTCATCCGTTAAAGTACCATTTCTTAGCATCTTAACAATTCTTTTTACTTGGTCGTTAGTTTCTGTTAAAGTCATAGATTTAAAACCAGTAAAAGGAGTATTAGGATTAGCACCTAAAGTAACATTTGACCCCTCTAATAGTTTTATCTCTTTTATTATTCTTGCGTTTTCTTTTGTATCGTACTCATCTTTAATAGTTATAAAACCTACTGAATGCTCTTTTATAATACCAGCTTCATAAAGTTTTAATGTATCTTGACTATAAGAAGTATTTATTAAAGGCATACTTTCAAAATATAAACCTTTGCTATCTTCTTGCAATACGTTAAACTTTCCATGAGGTTGCGACCAATTATGTTGATTTAAGAAAAATATATCGTTCTTACGTTCTGTAATAGACTTTGTATAAGCACCTTTAACTATAATATCATTATCATAGTCTTTAGTATCAAAGTCAGATAAATAACCAGTTACAATACCCTTTTTAATATCAACATCTTTAACTGATGAAGTATTATTTTTATAATCTATTAAACCTTTCATAATTACAAATATAAATAAAATTTATAATGATTTAATTTTTTATAGGTTTTTTTTATTATATTGCGTTGAGTTTGATTTCATAGTCATATTTAGTTAGTTTTTCCTCTACTATTTGTTTAGTAGAGGTTTTTTTATTACATTTGCTTTGTAATACTTACCAATTACAATTATTTGATTAATTTTTACCCTACTATTGATTTAGTAGGGTTTTTATTTATAATCTAATTATTCTACCATTCTTATCTCTACGAGGTACTAAAGCACTATTACATCTACAATTAATAACATTACCTGCACTTCCTTTAGGGTCGCCTGGAAATACTACTTTTTCTTTACCATTAATAGTAGGTACTTCAAAGTATTCATTTTTAGGTACTCGTACTCCATTCATTTCTAAATGGTCAAACTTATTACGTGGCAATCTACGAGTTCTATTATCAGTAGCACTAATCCAAATTTTATCTAAAGCAACACCACTAACATCACCAGCAACAGTACTCGAATAATTAGCAGCAGCAGTTGTTTCTGTTCTTACTATTCTCATTATTTGCCACCTATAAAAGTTTCGTTGATTTATCTTTTTTTGTAGTTCTGTTACTATTTGTGAGATAGTTTTGCCATCGTTAATACCAAACGTTATAATATTTCTTAAAGTTTCTAAATACGTTTGTCTAACTGTTGTAACTCTTAATGTAACGTTATCAAATAACCACCCTAATAAATTACGTTCAAAAGAAGATAAGAATTGATTTAAAGTAAATTCTTTTATTTGTTTGTTAATTTCTTTACCTACTCTTTTACCGTGTATAATACCTACTTCTTTATAAACGTTATAATAGATATTAAAAAATAACTCTTGCTTAAAGTTTGTAGTTAAAAACATTTCATGGTTTTCAGCAGTCATATACTGAAAAGGTATTGAGTTTCCTAACTCTTTAAACCCTTTAGCAAATTCTTTGTAAGCTATACGTTCATATTGTCTATGCCTACGCAACCATTGATTTCTGTATTGGTGTTCATTCATTACATTCTGCTATCGTCTAAACCCTCTTTAGGTATAACAGCATCTTCTAAAGACATAATATCATCTTTAACAGTAAACATATCCATTAAAGGGTTATCTACTGTTTCCATCCCCATAGCTAAACGACCCTCGTTAGCAGTCATTAAGCCTCTGTCTTTATTTGCACCAATCCATTCAGAAAGTTCTTTTAAATCTTCTTGTAGTTCTGGTATCTCTTTAATGTTCCACTCTAAACACTTATCTTTTATTCTAAAACGTGGTAATACATCTTCATTAAAAGCACGTTCAAATAACTTAATATTAGGTATAATAGCATCTGTTACAACTCTTTTACGTTCTTCTTTTTGCTTATCGTATTTACCTCCCTCATCATTATTTAATAAAGCATCAGACCACCCTAATACATTACATAATTGTTTTTGATTGTATTTAAGATACTCAAATGGTTTTAACTCATCAGCACTTAAAGAAAGTCTTGTAAAGCCTAATTCAGCAGATATACCAGCTATTCTACTTAAATCCTCTGAACTATTATTCATTTCTTTTAATCTACCTTTTAACTCAGTAGCTTGGTCTTGTGTTAATGGTACAGATTTACCATGAATAAATCCAAAGACACCACCATTTTTAAGAGTGTTTAAATTTAAGTCTAAGCCTTTGTTAGTTGCTTCAATATTTTTCCACCCAGCACGTAATGGAGACTGTCCGTATAAATGTTCACCATTAAAACCAAAGTTAGGGTTTTCTATTGCTATATGTACTACATTCTCTTTCTTAAACTTAACATAAGAATTAAACTCAGTTAAAATATAATAGTCAATAGGGTTTTCACTACTTAATAAGTTTACATTATCTTTTAAAACTAT